AGTTGAATCTGCTGATGGTGACAAAATTATTGGGGATATACGAGTCGGTGATAGAATACACGGAACTAACGGTTTAGTAACGGTTAAAAAGGTTTACCCGATATCCAAACAAAAAGTATATAAAATCAAAACAAAAAGTGGTAAAACTATCATATGTTCAGGAAAACATGAATTCCCTACTACAAACGGTTTACAATCCATCAATAATGGATTAGCGGTTAAACACAAACTATATTCGAAAAGTGTACCCAATCCACATAAATAGAATCAAACTCAATACGAATGGATTGGAGGCATATATGAATCACATTAAATCACTACACAAGCTTATATTATATAAAGACTTTTATTCTATAATGTCAGACAAATTATCTAATAGACATGAAACGGAATTATCTAACATTTTAGCAAGGTTTGATGTACCAAAAAGTCGCAGTATAATTAAAGTTTTAGCTTATTGGTGCAAATATGACGTTGGCAATTTTGTGTAAAACAGTGTATATTAAGTCTAAAGGAGCTATATGATAGAACGATTTGAAATGGATGAAATTGAAGAAATAATTGAATTAGGCGAAAGAGAAACTATTGATATCGAAGTTTCAGATGATCATCTATTTTTAGCTAATGGAATTCTCACACATAATTGCGGATATAATACCGCAGATGTCGATCTCGGTGATGTTGCAGAATCTGCAGCTATTAACCAAGATGCTGATGCAATATGTGCGCTATACGAAATGGAAGATGATCGTGAAAATGGAATTATCAATGCGGTAATGCGAAAAAATCGATTAGGTGGTATATTAGGTAAACCGATTAAATTTAAGTCCGATAGACGGACACTCAAAATCAGTGAAATGACTGATATGAGATCAACAACTAATGTATTCTCAGATCTAACTGATGATTTGGGTGACATCTAAAACGGAAAGTAATACTATGAGCAATTCAATGCCAACGCTATCTAATCTAGAAAGCATCATTAAGTATATCGAAAAAGATTACATCGGAGAAGAAATTGATGATAAATTGATTAAAATTTTCGTGGCTAAATATATTGGATTAACCGATAAGAATATACACAAGCTACCCAAAAAATTACGCAACATTTTCTTAGATAGGGAGCAAATTTGCGAATTGATGGGTATGTTAAATTTAAGCATTGGTGATCTAATATTGGCGATTAACCGAATATTCCCAGGCTTTTTCACTACTAAATTAAAGCACTATATACATGACAACTTCGATTATCAGACAGGGCAAGCCCTTCCGGAAGCAGCAGACGACAGCTAAAGAAGTATATGCGGAATTTTGTTACTGGAATTTATTTTACAAAAAAGGTGTAAAAATCAGCAAAGCGAGAATATTATCTACTGATGATGATATACTAGAAGCGAGACTTAAAGGTAAGTGGAAAGCATATGTTACAGTAGCGAATTTTTTCAATGAACATGACACCATAGATTATCAAAACTATATTGAATACACTTTAAAGTTTTATCCAAATGCGTTTTCACCTAAAATATTAATATGCTCACACGCCATTAAAAAATACACCGAGCGTATCATAAATTTAGATTTCAATAAAGAAGTATCTGTGGCATATAATAACATTGCCAAATCTATACAATTTATCACTAAATTTTGTGTAAAACATAATATATCTGATTTTGAAACATTCAAAAATAAATATTTATTGGGTGGGCCCGCCGGTATACCTTATGCAATAAATGAAATATGTAATCGCAAAATATCCATTTATCTGCTTGTGTTCTTGAAAGATTTCTATAGCATATTACAGGGCTGGTCTGGTGATGCAAAAGAAAGTATGAGAGTTGATGAAAAAAACATTCAATATAAAATAAAAATTGCGCAGCGAGCGGTGTATTTTAAGTTAAATCGAAATTCTATTGATGTTGAAAAATGTATCAACAAAATATTGAAGGAGAAAATCAAATGAGCATCACTATGCCAAATGATGTTGATCGAACATCGCTAAATCAAACCAAAAAAGACGATGTTAAATTCGACATTGACCCATTCATGCTTGTACCAAAACTAGATTGCAAATATGAACTACGTCTACTATATTTCTTGGACGATACGTCAACACGAAAGAAACCATATATCATTAATAAAAATCATACGTTTTATAAGCGCAACGATAACGGTAACATGGGATCCGTGTTTGCTGGATGTCCAACTACACCTAGATTCGATATTGACAACCCGGAAGAACAATGCCCGTTCTGTATTCAAAATGATCTATTGTGGAGACAATCTCGACAAGACGGTGATGACAAATTATTCAAAATTGCAAAAAAATTCAGAGCGAAATTTAATGCGTTTATGCCCGTCATCGTGGTTAATACTGATGATCCAGGCGTAAAGATTAACAGTGTTAAAATTCTATCTGTGTACTCAGAATTCACTTTCAATGATATTATCAATGGTATTAAAAGGCGGAAAAAATTAAAATTCTATAATGCTCTAACCAACCCTGAATGTATGAATCTTCAACTAGCTTGTTATACATCGGACACGGGATATAAAAATACTAAAGTTTTGTTTGTCAAAACTAAAAAAATTCTGGCTAGTGTTTGGAACGAAGAAAAGCAAGAAGCTTTTTTCAATAACATGTTAAAACCTCTAAACTTTGACAGGGATTACTATAAAGATTTTGATAGTATACGCCTTAACAATCTATTTAATGAATATGGTGCGCCACTTTTATCTAGTACCGAAAGTGTGAAAAATGCTCCAGCCAAAGTAAAGGTGCGAGAAGTTGGCAATTTATCAAAAAATAACAAGAAAAATGAAGAAGTATCAATGGCCGACGTTGATGAATTACTTCGCGAACCAGAACAATCGGCGAAACCATCTAAACCTGAAAAAGAAATAAAAGCAAATATAACGCCTGATAATGAAGACATGGATTATATTTTCGATCTTCTAGGAGACAGCGAATAATTATGACAATAAAAAATAAAGTCGAAAACAAATTAAGGGCATTCGATAAATTAGGGAGCAGTAAATCCAAAGACTTAATGAGAGTTCTACTTGGTGAAATGCAATTAAAGGAATCACGAGACGGCTTGTCAGATAAAGATAGTGTCGCTATTATCAAAAAGTTGATAAAATCTAATGAACTATGCATAAAACATGGATTTAGTGATTCTGAATCTCTAGAGATTGAATGTAGAATTTTGCGCGAATTTTTGCCACAAGAAATGTCCATTAGCCAAATTGAATACTTACTTAGGAATCATGAGCCTATTAGAGATGCTAATAATAAAGGTCAAGGCATGGCGGCGGCTAAAATGATACTATCTGATTTTTCTAATTATATAATCAACATGAAATCGGTAGCTGACACGGTAGATAGAGTTATGAACGGTGAGCTCAGGGCTGATAGCTAAAATATGCAAATACACAGAATTGACACAGGTTTTATTGATGTACCTCACAATATAAGCATGAACATCTTTACTCAAGGTTGCACTGTTGGTTGCAAAAACTGCTCAAATAAATCTTTACAAAACTTCTCAGGGGGGACAAACTTAGATTTTGATCAGCTACTGAAGTTAATTTCCACCCGATCTATGTGTAAATGGGTCTGTTGGTTAGGTGGTAATCCGACCGAACAACCTGATTTATATAAATATTGCAAATTCATAAAAAAACACAGCAAATTGAAAATTTGTGTATACACAGGTCATTATTTTAATTCTCTAGCAAAAAGATTGCTCGAAAGCATTGATTTGGTGATTGATGGGCCGTTTATAGGCGAAGCTGTTAATGAAAAAAAAGGATCAAATCAAAAAATCTATATGAAGATCAATAAAAAATGGACTTTAATAGATAATTGGCACAAACTATCTAAGAAATTAGAACGAAAAGGATAAATAATAACAATGAGTAGCGGAAATGAAATGAAACCTATATGTTTTTATCATAAAGATGATCTAGATGGATGGTGCTCGGCTGCTATAGTATATAATTACTATAAAGGAGAGTGCGATCTATTTGGTATTACTCATGGCGAGAAATTCCCATGGGAACTAGTTAGAGACGACGAAGAACAGATTGTAGTTATGGTTGATTATGCAATAGATCCGGCTAGTATGTCTATTCTCGCTGAAACTCGTAATTTTATATGGATAGACCATCACTTGAGTGCCATAAATGATAATGATATTAATATATTCGGTGCACGGTCTACTGGTTTTGCTGCATGCGAATTAACGTTTAATTTTTTCTATGGTGTCCGACCACCGCTAAGTATCACATATTTAGGTATGTATGACAGTTGGCGAGTATTAAAGAATTACGAGATCCAACATCTCCTATATGGAGTACATTCATTGATAATAGCGTAGAGCTTGAACGTATAATTAATCAAGGGAGCAGTATTATCCAATATACTAATATTGCGAATGCCCAACTAGCCAATAAATGTCAGTTCGAGTACTTGCTAATTATTGATGATATAGAATATCGCTGCATCTGTATTAACCATTGTGGTGGAGGATCTAGCATATTCGATTCCATATACGACGAATCCAAACATGATATAATGATTTCGTTCTATATAGATTCCGAGAAGAAGTGGCATTATGGCTTATACTCTACACATAAACATATTGATTGTGGGAATATTGCCAAAGTAGTGGGTCTAGGCGGGGGACACCCCGGTGCGGCAGGATTCATATTAGAGTATTTAATGGTGGGAGTATAATGAAACTTTTTACGCCCTCGGAAATATCGAATAAATATGAATACTTCTGTGATATGGATGGAGTACTGACAGATTTTAATCATCAATTCAAGAAGTGCTTTCGTAAATTTTTCCCTTTATGTATTAACGAAGAGAGTAACGCAATTTACGACGCATTTTATAAACATCTCACTAAATTAACGATGGATAAAGAGCTGGCTGGAAATATTATCAAAGCACACATTGATAATATAGATTTCTGGCAAAATCTAAACTGGTTACCTGGAGCATGCGAATTATGGGATATAATTAAATCTCGCAAGACTAGAATACTGTCATCGCCTGGGGTATTCACGAATGCCGAATTAGGCAAGCGGAAATGGTGTCATAATTACTTACGTATATCTGGATATAGAGTAATTATTCAAAAAGAAAAACAAGAATATTCAGGGAAGAATAAGGTTTTAATCGATGACTACTATTATAATATCATTAAGTGGCAAGAATGTGGCGGAATAGGTATTTTACATACGAGTGTCGACAACACAATTGAACAACTGAAAATATTAAACCAAATAAAATAAAAGGATATATTTATGATCGTAAAGCAATCTTTTGACACGAGATTTGTCAAAAAATTAAAAGATATTAATGATAAGTATGGTGAAAACATGTTAGAGGCGGATGGCATTGGCCAAAATTCCCTTGATATTAATCATTTCTCTAATAACTTTCTTAAATCGGCGCAAATTACTGATGTGACGGTAGACACCAATGCAAATTGTGATGACAGTAGCGTGGTAGCATTTGATAGCGAATTTGTTAAATCGATTAGCCGATTGAATAGCTACTATTTGATGTGGAAAAAGATACAAAAGACGCACGGCATCAGGCATGCCAATAAAACCTTAGAAATGTGCGTGAATGGGAATCTCAAACTACATGATCTACATGCGTGGCTCAAGCCTTATTCATATTACCAAGAAACACCAATAATTATTCGTGTCAACGGTGCATCACCACATATAGTAACGATGAAACATTTATTTGCAACATATAAAGAATTTACTCAATATATCGGTGACGCGCAAGTTATTGATGCGCGCGGTGTGCACAAGAATTTGCAATTTAAAAGTAGCAATAATGTTAAACATAAAGATAATCTTAATGGTCTAGTTAAAATTAATCACAATATTGAAGTACTGGATAGTGACAATGAGTGGGTCAAAATTACTCAAGTGTTGCGACATCAATCAAAAAACGACATGATTATGCTCGAAACGACGGATGGCGATTTCACACTGGTTACTGATGATCACCCAGTCATATTAAGCGATTTCTCCGAAAAATTAGCTAGAGATATAGTCGTAGATGATAATATTGCACAGGAAAAATTGCAGCTAGCTCAATTCAATAATCAAATCAGTGTTAACACTGATATCGCATATCTAATCGGTTTTTTACTCGGTGATGGAAATGTTTCTCGGCGTGAAGTTATTGGCAATACTCAGAATCTAACAGAAGATGATTTATGCATTAAATACAAAGCTGAGCAGAATGGATGCACCATTTATCAAAAAAATATAAAAGATACCAAGATTTACAACATAATAGTTAAGCATTTTCCAAATACTATTTCTAGACAAAAAAATAGTGGAATTAAATGTGATGGTAGCCGAATGACGTTTAACAATTTAGATTTTAAATATTTATTGAGTAATTATTTTAATTTAGATTATCAGTCATATTCATATATGAAAATGCTGCCCACTAATATTCTATCGTGGGATAACGAATCTAAGAAATCTCTTATTGCAGGATTATTAGATGCTGAAGGGGAAGTGGATAAATTTTCAGGACTAATTGATATACGCATGACATCATTTTCTATCATTTCGGCGTTGAGTGAAGTCTGTCAAAGCATTGGATACAAATGCAAAAAACGTGTATGCAGAAAAAATATGTCAAATTTTTACGGGATTGTCATTTACCCGAATGATTCAGAAATTTACAAATACTCAACCAAGGCACAGCATAAAAACATAGGACACTGTAACAAATTTGATAAATTTAAATTTGATAAGCGAAATGGAAAAATTAAAAAAATCACCAGAATAACACAAAACGATGAAAATTTTAAACCTTATAATAGTGATGAAAGCTGTCTGAAATGGGTTTACGATATTACAACCACCTCTGGGCATTTTTATGCGAGTGGTATGATTCAGCATAATTGCTACGGGTTTAGTCTAGATCGTTTGGTTAGTGATGGTATGCCATTTATTGCCCGACCGCATATCAAAAAACCTCAACGGTTTAAATCGTTTATCAATTTAGTTATTCAGTTTGTCGCATTTTCTTCAAATCAACTTGCGGGAGCTATTGCTCTTCCTGATTTATTTGTATATATGGATTGGTATCTACGTAAAGAGTATGGAGAAGAATATATTTTAAAACCTGATGTGCAAATAATTCTTAAAGAAGAAATACAATCATTAGTGTATTCTCTCAACTTCCCGTGGAGATCTTCTCAATCGGCATTTACTAATTTCAGCCTATTTGATGAAACTAAGGTTCAAACTTTAACTTTTCCAGTTAATACTGTTATGCTATACAAAGATGACGACGGCAACCTCCCTGATGAGCACTGGGTCACTCTAACATCTGAATTGAATTGTATCAATGGTTCATTTAATATATTCTCTGGGCCACTCGGAAGAGTGTCTAGCTGTTGCCGTCTAACTTCAGATACGACTAAGCTGAAAGAATATACTAATAGTTTTGGGGCGGGTGGAGTTAGTATCGGATCGCATCGAGTGGTTACGCTCAATATGCCGCGAATAGCGTTTGAAAGTTCTTCTGTTGACGAATTCTTAAAGCATGTTGAAGACAGGGTGGGTGTGGCTCAAGATATTCTATGTGTTCATCGTAATACACTCTCAGAATTAATCGAATCTCGCAAATTACCCTTATACACATACGGATTCATGTCACTAGAAAAACAATTCAGCACTGTTGGGTTTATCGGATTGAACGAGGCTATTGAAATACTAGGTATGGACATCACCAATAATGAAGGATCTAATTTCGCGGCGCGGATTTTGAATTTGATCAACAAGCTTAATGATAATAGAACAAAAATTGATGGTCATATTCGCAACTTAGAACAAATCCCGGGAGAGGGTGCAGCAATTTCATGCGCGACAAAGGATAAACTTCTATACAGTGCTAGTCCTTATGATATATACTCTAATCAATATATACCATTATCAAAAGAGGTTGATTTACATGATAGAATTATTCTTGCCGGTAAATTTGATGAATTGACAGGTGGTGGTGCGATATGCCATCTGAATATAACTGATTCAATTTCGCCGGAGCAAATGAAAGAACTGATTAAATATTCAGCAAAAAAAGGGTGTATCTATTTTGCAATTAATGTTGCGCAGTGTAGATGTAATCTATGCGGTAAATTACATATAGGAAAATATGAAAAATCACCATGCTGTAATAGCAATGTTGAAAAATATTTGAGAATCGTCGGATTCTTAGTTCCAGTAAGCGCTTGGTCAGAAGGGCGCAAAACTGAATATAAACAGAGACAGTTCTATATAAGCGATGTAGTATAGGAGAAATAGATGAAAAATAAGACATTACACAATTCAAACATGTCGAGTGCCAAAGAGAATGTAAAAGATATACAAGTGGTCGGAGATGGCGACAGTTTTAAACTATTATGCAAAGCTTCATCAGAAGATGAGGGCTGGATGAAAAGTACTAAGGCTATGCAGATAGGACACAATTGCATTGTCCAAGTGACCACACAGCAACGAAATGAAGATGGCACATATGCCGTAGCAGAAGCACTGGCGTATGTGCCCGGTGTTCAAATAGTAGATGATATAAATAACGGCAGAAAACTTATCAATTATCACTTACAGCCTTGATATGCCGATTAGATAATACAGAGAAATCACATAGAAATAGCCAGATAATGTTAAATTATCTGGCTATTTTTATAATAAATAGATATTATATCTTCTTAGAAAATAATTTAAAAGTTTTAGGACCCAGTGTTTTATGTATAATAGTAAAAGCGATTTGATGTGATTGAAGAGTCGAACCAACATATGAAAATCCATCAATAGTGGAATCGGGATCTTTTTTACCCATGTCATCTCGACCAAGCATTTTACGATTCCTAACTTTAAACTTGCTTTTAACGAAGGCGCGTCTCAAATTATCAACTTCTTTCTGTTTAAGCCTTTTTCCGCCAAGTAAAGGGAGATCTGCGGGTATATCCACTGGATCAGCAATGTGCTTCATTATACTAGACTTTTTAACTTTGAATACTTTTTGAATCTTATCCCATCCTAATAATTTCTTATCTGCGCGTCGACCCAATGTCTTTTTTTGCTGGCCTTCGGAGTATGCCGCATTGGCTTCTGCGGTTAATACCGAGGCATAACCCTTATTGATTCCGGTGTATCTATTGTTCTTTTTCATTGCTCTCCTATATAAAATAAGTAAACAAAAATGGGACATAATGTCCCATTTTTTAATATGTCACTATTGTTATATTATCATAGTATATTATTTACGTTTTGACATTAATTTTTTTACTTTAGCTAATACTGCTTTAGCTTCTTCAACGATAGCATCTTCTTTTTCTTCTTCTTCTTCTTCGGTATCACCATCAACATCATCTTTAATGTCGTCGTCTTCGGTGTCGTCGTCGATTACATCTTCAATGTCGTCGTCTTCAATGTCGTCGTCTTCGGTATCACCTTCAACTAATCGAGTAAGTAGATCAATAATAGAATCGAGTTTATCGCCGGTACCTTCAAACTCACTGTCATCTTCTTCGCTATCGCCATCAATATCATCATCGAGTTCAGCAGTATCAATATCATCATCAAACTCTGAAGGTTCGTCATTATCACCATCGTCATCTAGATCGAAATCTTCACCTTCGTTCGCATCATCGATACCTTCATCTAAATCAGACTCACCAAATTCTGATTCTTCATCTTCTTCACTAGCGTCTGGATCAATAAGTTCAAGAGCATCTTGCAAAAGCTGCTTAGCTTTAACCACTAAATCGCCAGCTTCTGAATCTTCTCCGATATTTTCGTCTTCGTTTAAATCTACGTCAGCATCCACCTCATCGAGCAAATCTTCAACGTCTTCATTAGCAACAAACATACCGTGATATGCGTTAGTAATGTTATTGCTACTTCTTAAAGTATACTTTGTCATTTTAATCTCCAATGTTTTTATTTATTATTACTATTTATACAATATATTAACTTTTTTTAATGTTTTATCGTCGATAAAAGCCTAATGCTTAAAAACAACCTTAAATAATTTTTGCACCTGGATGGATGTAAGAGTTAATCCTTTACCATTTTTTGATGCATGATTGAATATTCTGGCCCACCTCTCGGGTGAATCATATCCATCAGACGGGATTTGAGCTATGAAATTCGACTCTTTTGCAACAATAAGTTCGTCAAGTTCTTCGCAGGCTTCTAAAAACTTGCGATACTTCTTAGTTTGAGTACTCATTAAGATTTAGCGCTTTGTGTATTAGATTTAACAAATTTTTCTAATGTTTGAACTACAGACTTAACTTCTTCGTTATAAGTATATTCCTTATGCTTAGTTTTCGCAGAATCGAATGCATCTTGAACTTCAGGAGCCAAAGTTAATAAATCTTTAACAGTAATAGATACTTTGGAATTAGAAAGCGTTTCAATATCCTCGCCATCGGCTATCCCTTGAAGAGCCTTCTTCAGTAGTTCTACACCTTGAGGCGACATTTCTTCGACTAAAGAATCATCTTCTTCTTCATTTTCTATCTCAGTGGATTCTTCGTCATAATCATCATGATTAGTAATTTCGGTATCGCCGGCGGTATCAGTGATACCGACTTGATCTAAGGCGGAGAAAATATATCGATGATCTGACATAGATTTAGGTGTAATGATTTTAGTCTCTCTGTCAATATCAACAGAATTACCTTCATCAATATTTTCCAATATATCTAATAAATCATCTATTTGCTCAGAGGAAGCTCCGAGTTCTTTCAAATCTATCGGTTCAATGATAACCGCTTTATCGGTAAATTCAACCATATCTACGTCAAAACGGTCAACAATTTCCGCCCATGTTAAAAGACCATCGAACGTTTTAGTATCGGTTTTCACTTCTTTTTCTCGCTGAATTGGTACTACTTTATCTTTGTAACGACTTGTTGGCATTGTAAATCTCCTGTGCAACATAACAATTTAATAAATATATTTATATTAGAAAGTGAAAATTTTCAAAGAAAGCGATAAATTATAATATGAAAAATATACTTATATCAAATTTAGATTCGACTATTGACGCAATACAGGCTGTGGGTAAAATTGTCACCGGTGCAAAATTCATAATAGATGAAAGTGGATTATCATGCTATGTTAAAATTTCTATGGCTAGAATACAGATACGATGTAAATGTGTAACATGCGATGAATCTATTCAATTTTGTATTAACGACTTCGGAAAGTTCTTAAACTATCTCAAATTAATTAGCAAATCTGAAAATACTGATAACGGTGTGGTATTAGTATTTAACAAAACGCATATCAAATATAAAGGTAGTCTTGTCGAGTTTAAATATATGTTATGTCGAGAAGAAATTGTATCGCAATTTAACGATTCACTGATCACTACTGAAACCATTCCTGAATATCAAGTTGAAACTTCATATGATGCAATAAGATCTATACTGAGTAATAAAAATTTAATTAGTGAAGATTTACAAAGTATCACATACAAATTGGAAAGTGATCCAATTAAAACTAAGATGATGTTTGCGCATTTGGAAGATATACAAAATCCATCGTCTAATACTATTAAACTCTATTTAGGTAATATTACTATGGGCGAAGTTTCTCAGCCTATATACCTAAATACTGAACGCATCCAATTAGCTACGATATTGAAATGCGAAAATATCACACTCACTAAATCTATGAATAAAAATCACATGATAATAGATTTAGAAGATATTGGCGAGGATGATGAGATTATCAGCACTATCAAAATTTACACATCACTAGTTAAGGGATACGCATGATATCGCAAGGGTCAATATTAAAAGGATTCAAAGACAATTTCAAAGAGTATAATAAAGTCGAAAATTATGATTTATCTATGACCGATTACTCATGGAGCAGAGAAAAGACTCTATCTCAAGGATTGAGAACCCTTCTAAAGTTCTGGATATTCGAACTTAAATTTATCACCAAAGCTAAACGTACTAGACACATGGTCTGCACTAATAATATATACTTTATTTCTAAAGTGCGAAAAGGTTTAGCAAAAAAAGGTATCGATATAAAATTCAATAATGTTTCATATAATGAACGAAACATTATTGTCGCGTATGATCTGATCGCTCAAGAATTTAAATCTATATCACTGAAACAACTAAAAATATTTGATTCATATAGATTCAAAGTAGAAGAAACAGATGTCCCACCGGTTATAATGTTTTTTGCAAAATCAAAAGAAAATAATAAATAGGAAATTGCATATGCAAGATTATTTAATTGTTGATGGTAGTTATTATATATATTTTAATATGTTTTCAGCATGGAGTGCATACAAAAAAGAACTACAACTTGAAAACACTGACGAGGATTTTGACCCAACTAACGATGATGTGTTTGCCGATATCGCATCAAAAAAGCTGTATAGCCGATTATCGTATTGCATAAATAACACAATAGCCAAATATGATGCTGATAGCAAGAATGTCAGAGTGATATTCACTACTGATTGCAGACATAAGAAAAATTGGCGATTAGATATTTTCCCAATGTATAAAGCTAGTCGTCGGGTTAAACCCAAGAAGCCTGCAGAGTTTAATATCAAAAAAACGTTCGATTATATGCAAAAATTGATTGCTGACCCTAATGGATTATTCACCAAGACTTTCAATATTGATGTACTAGGTGTTGATAATGGTGAAGGAGACGACGTTATCGCGGTATTAGTGAATCATATCATAAAAGATGCTAACAAAATTTTTCTTCTTTCTAGCGATCAGGATTTTCTTCAGCTTGCTGATAAAGTGACGCAATTAAATCTATTTGGAAAAGAAGTGACAATAGAAAATTATTGCGGGGAAGCGCTTTCAACAAAAACATTCACTCTACTTAAAATTTTAGCCGGGGATGGATCAGATGATATCAAAGGTGTGTTCCCTGCTCACGCGATCAAAAAATGTCTTAAGTTGATTAAAAATAAAGATGCACTAAAAGCGAAATTCGAAAGTGATGATCAATATATGAAAACATTTAATATGAATAAATCTTTGATTGATTTAAATCTGATCCCAGTACATGTAACCGAGGGTATTATTGAAAATTATAATATGGTTATGGAAGCCAAATTACAAGATCAATATGATTCTCTAGATGAATTATGACCGACGGACTTAAGCCATATCAAATATTCTTGTATCGAGACATTATATCTGACTGTTTTGCTGGTGTGTTGAAAAATACACACCTAATAAAACAATCTGTTGATGATACAGGTATAATAACCCTTCAATTACCTAGCGCAATCAAATTAAAAAACGCGCTATATAAAGAATTTAAAAATATTGAAATTATTAAAAAACAAATATTCAATGTTATCATAATCAACACGTGTAAACCTACGTATAACACACTAATAGACGCTTTCGATGTAAACCTAAACTCTGCGTTTTTTATATCTGATAGAGATATAAGCGCGAATCAAGAAATACTTGACCGAGCTATCGAGTGTTTATGGGCGGACATCAATAAAAAAAAATTGGCGTTATGTACAATATTTAAGATTAATAAACTAATCCCTATTCATATTAAATCTTATTCAGCTAAAAATATATTATATATCTTATACCGGTACATACTATCTTCATCACTGACCTCATATCATATCAAAAATCCAGATAAGACATTCTTTAATGATTCGAACAAGTTATATAAACAATCTCATATAAATAAATCTGATACCGAAAATTGTATTACGATCCTGAGGCGATATATTAATGAGAACTAGATCATATAACGAAGAAATGAAAATTGCCCTCGCGCAGTTTATGGACGCAGTATGTAATGATGTGACTATTGTGAGAAAAAAGGGAACATCATCGCAAACCATTAAGGTTTTGTCGATGTTTGGTGACAGACAAAAAGTGTTTAAGCAATTGGAGAATAGTGGCAAAAGTATAGTCTTACCTATGATGGCTATCAGTGTATCACAAATATCTAGAGATTATAATAGGGTCAACGATCTTAATAAATTTCTAACTAGTATTCCTGATATCAATTCTCAAAATATCGACGAAGAGCGATACAGAGAAATATATAACGAATTTTGCCCGGTGCCTATTACTATAGAATTTAAAATGCACATATTGGCTAAATATTTGGAAGATTTTGATCAAATCGTTAGCAATTTTATGGCAGTGTTTAACCCTAGTATTTATACTATATCATTACACCCTAAAATCCCTGATGCACGGACCACTAACATTGTCGAATGGGGTGGCAGTTTCAGTACTTCATTTGATGGGGATACTGAAATTAAAAATGTATGCGAATATGCATGCGAAACCAGTTTTAATTATAACACTTGGATCTATCCTGGAACGAGTGAAATAGTAAAACACGAAAATGGTATCATAGAAAAAATAAATTGGCATCCAGAATTAATACAGAATTCAGATATGCCCTCAACTTTCACTGTTTCTAATTTCCATGCAGTACCTAATAGTATCATAATAGATGGTAAAGTCGAAGATATGACTTTTGATATGTATGAAGAACGAATAATAGCCGGAAAAATCAAATATCCATTATACGATTGGTTACCGATGTATGCATACAGTTTATCAGGAGCAAGCGGATATTTCACTTCTGAAGATACATATAATAACTACCTATCCGAAAACCCGGGTGTAGATGGTGCGTTTCTGGGTTATTATCATGCAGTATCAGGATTAACTTCGGGCGGTACAAGCCTTCTATCTATTATGTCGACCATTTCGGGTGACTATTTTGATTCATTTGTTGCCGGAGATACCACAACTCTCAATGTTACAACCGAAGACGGATCTAATTTGATATTATTTGATGGATTTATTGCATCACCATCAGTGCAAGCTGCGGATGTACGCGGTATATTATCTATGGTGGAAACCGATTTATCAGGAGATACTGATAAAGATTACTATGACGAATATTTTAACAATTAGAGGTATGATATGTCTAAAGGGCACGCTTGGCGAAAAGGTACAAATTTTGGAAAGTATCGCAGCAATAATGAGTTATGGGAAAATCTGAAAAAAGATCAGACTCAAAAAGTTGCACGGCGAATATCTGACAAATATAAAAATACATGCTTAGATCATGAAGCGCATATCAATAGTAAAAATCACAAAAACAAATTGCGTAAAGATGATAGTTGGCGAGAAGAAGTGGACGAAACTTTGTCTATAATTCCTCATAGTAATTTTAAAGTTAAATAGGTTAGTCATGCAATTTAATAAATTTAAACGCAGTTTAGACGCTATTATTGTATCGAAAGACATCAGCGTTATAGATAAAACTGAATCTGAAAACCTTAATACATTTATGACGTATAGATGGCTCAGCATGAAAAGTGAATTGCTATCAAGCATTGCTAATATACAAGTCATTAATTCAAAAATGACAGCGAATAGAGAAGCTAAGCTATTGATGTATAATACGCCACGGCTTCGAAGCTTTAATCCTGTGTACATAAAAAAATAGCCCAGTATAATATACTGGACTATATCTTAAATATTATATTACTATAGTATTATTTAGATCCTACAACGATTCCGTTAAGAACTACTACATCATCAGCTGCAGCAATAACACCACTGAAGCCTTCAGCACTACCAACAAATCCTGAAAGATCTGCATCAGCAATAAAACCTGAAGTGTTAGCGTTGCCTGAAAGTGAAGCTTCTGTTGTTTCAGCTGCGAAACCATCGACAACTAATTGGTTAGCTGTATTAAATTTAAATGTATACATATTATTACCTTCCTATTTATTTCTATTTGATATTATCAACAATAATGATAATTTGTTAAATCTGTACTAATAGACCGTTTACTACAGTGTATCCAGATAAAACCGTTCCAGCAAGAACAGTGTCCCCTGATAATTCAAACGTCGCAGCATTTGCTGAGGCTTCAGCCAATGAACTAATGGCTACTCCACCACTGAGTACTACATCTTTAGCATTTACTGTGCCGTCCGGGTCAATACAAAAATTCAATTCCATGATGTTACCTTTCGTTAATTAAAAAACAATACATAATTATTTATACCTTAAGCATAAATAAATTTAATCTATGCCTCTAATTTCTTTTGATCAAGTATTAGAGCTATAATGTCTTCTTGAACATAATCAACGACTGTGGCATCTGTAATAGGATCAACAGGGGTCTGTTTCAATTCATTAGTCAGTTTAATTTTGTGTTCGTTAACATCCATTTTTAGCTGTGCTTTATGTTTCTCTAGTTCTAAAGTATTAGAAAATTTCATCTTCTCTTTAAACAATGAAACAAACTCTTTTATTATATTCTTAGAAGTATTTATTAATTTATTTGCTGCGTCTACTAGATCAGGGTCAACAAATGATTCTGACTGTAATGGATATTTACATGCTTCTAATATGGTATTAGTAGTTACTAATAATTTCGATAATTCAGTAACTATCGAATCCATACTATCTGCGGGTGTGCTATTGGAGGTACTGGGATAGTTTGATTTGAAATTCTTTAGTACCCTATTAGAAACTTCGATAATTGACTCAGCCTCATCTATGACGTCGCGTACTTCTGTTACTATTGCAGCTTGAGCCATGGTTTCAGTTTTTTTAGGTAAGTCGAACAGTTGATCTATTGATTCAGCCATGTGTATCTCCTTTATGAATAATATTTAATATAATGCTATTTATCATTTTTATGGCATAAAAAAAGAGGGTTCATTAAGAACCCTCTTAATTTAATCACCTTGCGGCAAATTATGCTCCAGGAGCTTCGCTGTAAGTAAATACGCGTGATCCAGAATCATTTTGCAATGCAACATTTGCAAGACCATCGATCTTAACAAATTGGTAATAAAGGTGAGACCCGAAAGGCTTACCTAAATCATCGCGTGCATCATATCCTAAGATACCATCACGAGTACGAACTGCCAATCTAGGATTGAAGTCATTTTCGCCACGGCTACGAAGAACTTGAAGAGGAATGTACGGGCAGTACATTACGCCTGAGTCATAATTCATGCTACCTTTGTAACCAATAAGTGCATAATCAGAAGCTGCGAACGTATCGCGATACAATGTGTGAGTATCACCAAGTTTACCAACCTTTTCAACCGAAGATGTTC